GCTTCTTCTAGTTCTTTACGGGTGTAATAAGGTTCTTTAATCTTAATATCTGCAAATTCAAACCATTTATTTAATCTGTTTTTAAATTTAATTAGTATTTGTTTGTTTGATTTGACAGATATTTTATACCGCTTCTCTTCCTCGACCTCGTAGCCGTCAAGCCATGCACGAGCAAGTGTTTCTTGATTACATTCGTGATAAAACCATCTTTGAAGTTCCTTACTATCTTCATCATCTATAGACTTCATTAAATCTTGCAAGTCCCAATTATATTCTTTGGCTTCTTGAATATATTTATGAACACACTGCGGAACTTTGACTTTTTCGGGTTCGTCTAGTTGTTTCAAGTCTTTTAGAACGGTTTTTAGAATAGTTTTTCCGCTAACAATACCTACAACACATTCAACCGCTTCGTACTTCTTAATCAATGCCTTAATATTCATCTTAGTTTCCTCCATAAATCAAATAAACTGCAATAACTACCTGAGCCATGCTTGGCGAATAGCCAACCCAATCATCAAACTCCTTAGATTTTGGCAACCAACCCTTAGTAGCTCCCAAATCATAGTCGGTAGGCTTTTCATCAGCGAAGATGCATTCCATCGCTCCCATAAACGTCATACCATCTTCTGCCATTTCCCAAAAATAGTCTACCCGGTCTTTCACTGCTTGCGGTAAATCTTGTTTGGGAGGCTTGGGTTTACCGTCTTCTACCGTCCAGTTGTATACTTCATTAACTTTTTGCTTTAACTCTTCCATCATCTTCCAACTCCTCCACTTTTTCCTCAATTCTTTATTCTTTTTCTTCAACAAATCGCGCTCCAGCGCTCTAATGCGTCTCTTGCGTGCATCGCACGGCTTCGAGTACTCGATTATCTTCTCTTCATTTTGCTCGATTGTGCGTTTCAGTCCTTCAATGACTGTCTGTTTGCTATATTCCATGGTTTATCCTGCTTGTTTTTCTAGCCAGTTAAAGAGCAATCCGAACTGCTCTGTCACTAGTTCATCATCATTGTATTGTTTGCAAATTTCTCCGATAGACGACACAGCCCATTGCCAATAAGCATCCGTTCCGAATCCAACTTCTTGGCTCTTCTGATTGCTGCGCGCCATCCATTCTGGAATTTGTCTGCTGAAGAAATCAATATAGTCAATTCTCATGGCAATTCCTCAATCTTGATATAGATTCCAACTGTGTCAGCCCAGAACTTTTCGGCAAGCTCGCTGGCCACTTGAGCATCGTCTTGCCAGTATCCAAGTTTCGTCATGCAATCCTTGAGCAACTTCTGTAAATTATCTGTATCCGGTTTTGTTGTCTTGTACTGGCCATCGTAACTTTTCTTGATACGAGGGAAACACCACTTAACCGTCAGACGAATCGCTCCTTTAAATTTATCAGGAGGAACATGCTGGGCAAGCAAACTTTCGAATTTTGCTCTGGCATTTCTTAGATCCTCTGGCTCATAAAAGATTGGCTTACAAAATCTAGCATTTACCTTTTTTTGCTGGTGAGTTGTTGTCGGAATTTTTTGCATCGGTAAAAAGAATTCAATCATCAGCAAACTCCCTTAAAATTACGCCCAAGGTCGCACTAGCACTCATAAGCAATCCAAATGTGTAATCTGGATTAAGTGCCATCTCTTCAAAATCATCTTCACATTTATCCAACAAGTCATCGATTTCCTTTTTAAGATTATCAATAGCATTTTTATTTAATGTCATTTTTTACCTTCTTTTTTATACGCGCCTAAGTTCAGAGTGAAGGACAGGGTTACAGGGTTACAAGGGGCGGATGCATAGCCCCCTTGTACCTGTACCTGTTCTTCTGAACTCTCAGGGACACTTCCTAAATTCTTCTTCTCGAAGAGAGAAGAATTCTGTCCCTTGTTTTTGTCCCTCAAAATCAGGGACATTTTCGATAAATTATCGATTTTGTCCCTCGTTTTTTTACTCTCAGAGTCAGGGACATTTTCGGTTATTTTGTCCGTGTCCTTAGAGACATTTTCGATAGACATATTCGAAGTTGACCCTCGACTTTGTCTCTGTCTCTATTTTTGTCCCTAGGGACATTTTCGATATTTTTTGTCGTTGTCTCTGTCTTTATTCTTAAATTTTTGCTATAATTTCTTTGTTTTTTACTTCGAAATTTCCATTGTCTTTTATCCATCTTCGAATGGTTTTTTCACTAATCGGCTTCTCTTTTGTCGAAAAGTATCCGATTAAGTCATCGATAGTGACTGGACTTGTTCCATCATTTATCGCTTCAATAGCTGTTTCTATTTTTTCAGAGCGTTTCTCAGAGCGCTCTTTTTTCGTCGTCTTCTTGTCGAAGTTTTTCTTCCACGGGGAGTTTCTCTCATTCACCTCTTCCAATTGGATATCAGCCAACACACCCGATTCATCAAGTGTATGCACTGGATAACTAAACCACATGTTCACTGGCTTGAATTTGGCAAACTCTCGAAGTGTGCCTTCGACTCGCCATGCAGTTGCTATCTGAATCTTGTTGCGAGCTTCTTCGAGCTTATCTACATAAGGAGCACGAGCCATGACATCAGGAATGCCTTTCTCGAAATGTCTCCTCATCTGAGCTGGACTTAATAGATCATCTAGTCCGACATTCTGTTGGTAATAGGCATTATTTCGCTCTTGCAAAGCCTGTTTATATACTTCGCACGCTGCTTGATTCAGACGCTGTGTCAGCAATTCTTCAGATACTTCTAGCTCGACTAAGTCGATAAGCGCGTCAGGATCCCGAGCGAATACACCCGAACCACTAGCGCGGTCCATGGACTTCTTGCCACCTTGCGAACCTTTTGAGTGGTGGTGACAGTAGATAACGCTAGAGCCTAACTCTGTGGCCACTTTGTCAAATTGATTCGTAAAATGTGCCATCTGGTCTGCACTGTTCTCGTCACCAGTCAGGACCTTGTAAATCGGGTCAATGATAACTGCGATGTAATTCTTCTTCAAAGCTCGACGAATAAGTTTAGGAGCTAGCTTGTCCATCGGTACAGTCTTCCCACGAAGATTCCAGATATCAATGTTACTGATATTCTGTGGTGGTAACCCCATAGCTTGATAAACGTCACGGAAGCGATGCAAGGCGGATGGTCTATCTAGTTCCAGGTTAACGTATAACACACGTCCTTGGGTACAATCCCAACCCAACCACTTCTTGCCCTCTGCAATCGCAATCGACATCTCAATCAAAGCGAATGACTTACCAGCTTTCGACGGCCCAGCAATCAGCATCTTGTGACCTTGGCGAAGGACGCCTTTAATCAGCTCAGGCGCCAATTCTGGCAAGTTATCCCAGCTGTCGGCCAATCCTTCAGGATCAGGTAAATCATCGTTCAAATCTTCGATGTATTGATACCATTCATCCCAATCGGTCTTACCAATATTCGTATCTACTAAGAATTGCTTCTGTCCATTACGGATGAACCCAGGCATACGAGATAGTCTACTTGGATTTCGATTTTGTGTATCAACGATGATTCCGTTTTTTTGACAAATCTTATAAAGATAATCAACCCGATTACGGTATTCTTCGTAATTCTTGGCATCTACTTTGACGATGGCATGTAGTGATTTATTTCCACTGTGCACCAAGGCAACAATCGGTAATTCAAGTTCTTTGTATATGGCGTTCTGTTTATCGATTGGCATACTGTCGGATTCGACCAGGGCATATCTGAAATCTGTCACGTTTTCATTTTTTGCACCTTTCCCGTCCATTGGATTGAATCGAACCCATGCGCCGGCTTCTTCGTGATAATCACCTAGCACTGCACCGATATCGCCATTACATCTACTAAGTTCTTCAATCAATTGCCCAGCAGTTCGGTCATAAGCTCCCTTAGTTGGCAGCCATTTGACAATCTCGCCTGTTTCATCGTCAGTCTTTGGATAGCATTCAGTAACATACCCAACATTTTCGCTAGCTTCAAAGAGTGTTTCAAGGTATTTGATAATTTCCTGAACCGGGTTCCAAATAGTTGGCTCATGGATTTCCTTACCTTCAATCCAGTCTTTATTAATGACACGATAATCACGATCTATTATATCGGTCCAGCCAAACTCATGCGCATTCTCACTGTCATAGCTGGATTGTGACACCCAGCCATTTTCTTTAGCAAGTTGGGTAATTGTGGCACCTGTCACAATAGTTCCTGCTTGTTCGTTGAAAGTATCCCATTTCTTGAAACACTCAAATTTCTTGTATCGGCTATCGTTTTGAGACCAGTTATCCCAGTCGGATGCTGTATATCCTTCATGTTTAAGAGCCATACCGACATTGACCCACGTCTGATAATCTACCGTGGCAGGATTGATGTAATCCAGCAACGGCAACAAATTAAAATCATTCTCTGCCACTATCTCCTCCTTCTTAATTTAGTACATATTCAGCTGGTCGCACGCTTGTCGGAACTCTCCAACCATTAGCTGCTATGCGATTAATCATATTTTTAGCTTCTTCGAACGGCCACATTCCCACACCTTTGAAACCGTATCTTTCAAGTAATCTGATTTGCTTCGGAGTTGTTAAACCTTCCGCTTGTCGCTTGTGCAATCTATCTAAATATAAAGCAGCCTTTCCAGCATTCGCGATTTCGTCAGGAAGTATGCCATATTTCTCAAGAGCTTTAATTTGCTTATCACTAGCAGGTGCCATCTCCCATCCAAAGTTAGGCACGTAATTCGACAAGTCTTCAGCGTGGATAGACATTTCAAATTGCAACGGATCAACTAGCTTACGTTTACGCTTACGCATTTCTTCTAATTGTTTGGCCAAGGCTTCTTCGCGTTGAGAAACTACGTCTTCTGTTGCCTTGACTTCCATATCTTCAAGGTCAAGCATTACACCAGTTTGCTCTTCCATGTTCTCAACCATTTTCTGAGCGACTTCTGGAGTCTCACAGATTAAATGAGCTGGACGGCATAGCTCATGGCGTTCAGTGTGCCAGAGAAAATCTAGCAAGAGTAATTCTTCCTTTCCTGGATGTAAACGAGTACCACGCCCCACCATCTGGCTATATAAGGCACGTACCTTAGTAGGTCTTAGCACTACTACACAATCCACTGACGGGCAATCCCACCCCTCAGTCAATAACATCGAATTACAAAGCACGTTGTAACGGTCTTTCTCAAAGTTCTCTAAGATTTCTGCACGATCCTTGGACTCTCCATTGACCTCAGCAGCACGAAATCCTTTTGCGTTTAGGATATCGCGAAACTTCTGCGAGGTCTTTACCAATGGCAAGAATACAACCGTCTTGCGGTCTGCGCATTGCTTGACCATTTCGTCTGCTATCTGTTCTAGGTATGGATCTAATGCCGTTCCGACATCGCTCGCCTTGAAATCGCCTGCCGACATGCTGACATTTGATAAATCCAAGCTAAGCGGAATTGTCAAAGCCTTGATTTTAGATAAGTATCCTTCTTTGATAGCTTGTACCAGCGAATATTCATAAGCGAGACTGTCAAAGTAGGAACCAAGGTTCTTCATATCTCCACGGTCTGGTGTGGCAGTCACTCCTAATACATCCGACTTTTCAAAATAGCCAAGAACACGCTGATATCCATCTGAAATAGCATGGTGTGCTTCATCGACTACAATCGTATCGAACCAATCAGGCGGAAACTGTCTCAATCGTTTCTCTCTTTGCATAGTCTGGACTGATCCGACGACTACTCGATACCAAGAACCAATAGAAGTATTCTCTGCTTTCTCTAAGGCCGTACCAAGTCCTGTTGCAGTCTTGAGCTTGTCGCTAGCCTGCTCTAACAATTCAGACCTATGAGCAAGGACAAGTACACGCTTGCCCTCTCTCACTTGATCTTCGATAATTTTGGAAAAAACAATCGTCTTTCCACAACCTGTTGGCAGTACTAAGAGCGTGCGCTTGCGACCTTTAGCCCATTCAGCTTGAACAGCTTCCCGCGCTTTCTGTTGATAAGGTCTTAATTGCATGCCTTACCTCCTAGAATTGCCCAGCTTGGTATCCAGCTTGTGGCTGTTGCGGTTGTTGCGCAAAATTCGATTGCTGGTAGCTTCCTTGTGTAGCTTGCCCGGGTTGTTGATTCAACACTTTTGTATAGTCCACATCTTCAGGATAGAGCATAGATTTGACTTCGTTGTAATTGTTGTTATTGTATTGTCGAGTTCCGACTTTAC